CGCTGATCGCGGACGCGCTGACCCGGGGGTTCCTGCGCCTGGCGCTCGCCTCGATGGGTGTGCAGAACCCCGAGCGGTACGCGTTCGCGTTCGACACCGCGCCGCTGGCGGCCCGGCCCAACCGGCTGGAGGAAGCGCTCCAGCTCCATGACCGCTTCCTGCTGTCCGACACCGAGACCGTGAAGGCCGGTGCGTTCGATGAGGCGCAGATGCCGACCGTCCAGGAGCGCGCCGCACAGATCGCGCTGAAGCTGGTGCAGACCCAGCCCGATCTCCTGCTGGACCCAAACGTTCAGCAGATGCTCGGCTTCCCCGCCGTCAGCCTCCCGGCGCGCGAGGTGCAGGCGCTCCCGGCCGGTGCCCCGGACGAGGAGGACGACACCGAGGACGAACCGGCAGACGGGCCGCCGAACGACGGCAACGCCGAGGGACCGCCCTCGGACAGCCCCGGCTCCGCGCGCTCGCTCACGGCCGCGCTGGACCGGCGCATCCTGGATCTCCAGGCCAGCCGTGTGGCCGCGCCTCCCTCCCCGGAGCGCGTGTTCAACGCTGCCGCCAAGCTGATGGTTCTGCGCGCCCTGGAGCTGGCCGGTGGACGCCTGACCACGCTGGCCGAACGGCGGGGCCGCTGGCGCGACGTGCCGCGCCACGAGCTGCACCATCGCGTCGGCCCGATCTCGCCGGACAAGGCTGCCAAGGTCACCGAGGGCGCATGGCACCACGTCGGCCAGGTGGCCGACGACCTCGGCGTGAACGCGGACGACCTGGGCCGCCTGATCCGGGGCTACGTCACCGAGCTGCTGACCCGAGGCGTGCCGCACCACGATGACCTGCTGTACGCGGCGCTGGCCATCGCCAACCGGGGAGAGGGGCTGATCCGGTGAGCACCATGAGCAGAAAGGCGCTACGTCGGTGGCTCCGGGATGTTGACCATCCCCATCGCAGGTCTGCTGCTCGAAAGGAACTGGCCCGGCGACGCCGGGACCACTTCACGATGGTGGCGGGTATGTGTCAGATTCTCTCGCTGCCCGTGGCTGTCTGGGCGGTGCTGAAGTGAGCCGACTCCGCTACCGCACCGGCACCAAGAACCGGCGCGTGATCTACCTCCAGCAGGGCGACCAGCCCGAGAAGTCCGACCCGATGGTGGGCGCGATGGACACGCCCGAGCTGGGCACCCGCGTGGCCGAGCTGCTGAACGAGCACGGCGGCCCGGAGGTGGTCCGATGACCTACTTCGCTCGGCTCGCCTGGTACGAAGTGCGCTGGTTCACCGAGTGCGTGGGATACCGGGTCCGGCCGTACGACATGATCGCGGACCGGCGTCGCTGGTTCTGGCAACCCCGGACCCCGTGCGGGTGGTTCCGGTGACCGCCCGGCTGTCCACCCTGCTGGGCGGGTACGCGCTGGCCATGGCGTGCTGGTCGGCGTACCTGACGGTGGTGATGACCCGGTGACCGGCCCGGTGTGGGACGGGCGCGGCGCGGACCCCTGGCTCCCGGCTCGGCTCGGCGCGCGGTCCGAGGTGGCCGTGACCGAGCGCGAGGTGCGCCGCTCGTTCTGGTCGGCGCTGTCTGGCTGGCTGGTCGAGACCTCGCGCCGTGTGCTGCGGGGCAGCCACCGGCCGCCCGACCTGGACGCGATCTGGGCGCGCGTGCCCGCCTGGCGCGATGCCGTGGAGCAGGTGGTCCAGGGCGATATCCGGGACGCCATGGGCACGGCGTACCGCGCGACGCTCGGACCGGACGCAGCCTGGAGCCATCGCCCGTTCGTGGCCGACTACCTCACGCGCGTGGAGAACCGGCTGGTCCGCCTCCCCGATGAGGTGTACGACCTGGTTGCGCACGAGGTGGCCAGCGGTGCCGGGGCCGGGGAGCCGATCAGCGAGATCGCGGACCGGGTTGACACCGTACTGTCAACCACCCGGTCGGAGCGCTGGCCCAATCGCGCCGTGGTCGTGGCCCGGACCGAGACGATCGGCGCGCTGAACGCAGGCCGTCACGACTCGTTCGGCATCGTGGCCGAGGAGGAACCGGACACGCCGCTGGAACGGCTCTGGTTGGCCACCTCGGACAGCAGGACCCGAGCGACACACCGCGCGGCCGAGGGCCAGCGCGTGCCACTCGGCAAGCCGTTCGTGGTCGGCGGGTTCGAGCTGATGTTCCCGGGTGACCCGTCCGGCCCTCCCCAGGAGGTGATCCAGTGCCGGTGCACCAGCCTGCTGGTCGAGCCGGGCGAGCTGGCCGACTTGACCGACTACAGATCCCGGCGCAGCCGGTAGCCTGATCAGCAAGGGAGGAAGTCATGGGTACGAAGTTCCGCACGCTCCTCGCGCCGATCGGCGTAAGCACTGGGGACGGTCGCCGGTTCGCCAGCGGTGCCATCACCCTGGCCGCGCTGCCGATCCCGTTCGAGTGGGCACGCTCGCGCGAGATGGGTCACGACGGAGCCGTGGTCGTGGGTGTCATCCAAGAGGCCACCGTGGCGACCGTGAGCCAGGCCGTCGCGGACGGCTGGATCTCGGCCGAGGCAGCCAAGGCCAGCGGCCTGGGAAACGACGCCGAAGCGGTCTGGGGCCGGGGCGAGTTGTTCGATGATGCCAGCCGCGAGGACATGCCGCGCCTGGCCGAGGACGTGGCCGAGGCCATGCACCTGATCGAGGCGGGCACGCTCGGCCCGTCCGTCGATCTCGACTCGTTCGAGGCGATGCCGGTGCTGGAGGGTTCGGACGAGCCCCTGGACTGGGAGACGCTGGAAGCGATCTACGAGGAGACCGGCGAGGAACCGGCGATCGAGCTACTGGTGACCGAGGGCCGCGTGCGTGCGGCCACGCTGGTCTCGATCCCGGCGTTCGCTGAGACCTCGCGTCCGCTCGAACTGGTGGCGGCCGAGCCTGCTGACGGGGAGCAGACCGACACCGAGGCGGGTGCCCGCACGGTGGCGCTGATCGCGTCGGTGGCAACCCTGGCGCGCCCGGCCGTGGCCGCGTTCGCGCTGCCCGAGCTGGACGGCCTGACGCCGATCACCTGGGACTGGGACAACGGCCGCGTGTTCGGCCACATCGCGCCGTGGTCGACGTGCCACGTCGGTTACCCGGACATGTGCGTGACCCCTCCCCGGGACGCGGACGGTTCGTACGCCTGGTTCAACCGGCACGCCGTGGAGACCGAGGACGGCGGGACCATCTTCACCGGCCGGATCACGGTCGGCGGCCGTCACGCCGGGCTGGCCCTGAGCGCGTCGGGTGCCATGGCCGAGTACGACGGCAAGACCGTGGCGGCCCATGTCCGGGCGTACGAGGACGCTCACGGCATCGTGGTGGCCGGGGTGATCGAGCCGGAGCTGACCGCTGCGGAGCGCGCGACCCTGGACCGTCGGAAGGTGTCGGGCGACTGGCGCGAGACGGCGGCCGGGCTGAGCCTGGTCGAGGTGCTGGCGCTGAGCCCCGGACCCCGGCAGCACTCGGAGCCGGGGTTCCCGGTCGAGACGTTCTCCCGTGGCGGCCGTCAGGTGGCCCTCACGGCGTCGTACGGGTTCGGGGCCGCATCGTTGCGCGCTCTGACCGGGTTCACGCCGGAGGCGATGCGCGAGGGCATCCGGAACGGCATCCGCGCGGAGCTGGCACGGCGGGATGCGGCGGCCGAGCTGGCTGCCGCGCTGGAGATCGACCAGGCGGCACATCGTGACGAGGCGCGCCGGGCGCTCGCTGCCGCGCTGGGTGAGGGAGGGCAGTAATCATCGGATGTGGATGCGGTAAGGCGCGCAACCGGGAGCGGTTCGTCATCACGCTCCCCGGTGGTCTGAAGGTCGAGAAGACCAGCGAGGTGGCCGCGCGCAACTTCGCGGCCAAGCACCCGGGCGCGAAGGTCACGAAGAAGGCGACCACCTGAGACCTGGGGGAAACGGGTGGTTCGGGTCCGTCCAGACGGCGGACATGCGGAGAGGCCCCCGGCGTGTGCCGGGGGCCTCGATGCTTGACGCTTAAGCGTCACATGTCGCCGGTCTCGTCCTCGAAATCGACCCAGACCCCGTGCTCCAGGCCCTTGGTGGTCAGCTCCCGGATGAACGCTGCTGGATCATCCGTGGTCCGGGTGGTCATCTGCCGGTAGGCACCGTTCGTGGTGTCCCGGACATCCACGAAGTAACGGCCCTGAACGCGGGGGTCGGTGCTGATCGAGACGATCGCCTTGACGGTCTTCATGTCCGCTCCTCTGTGCAGTTGTCAACTACGGACAACCTTACAGGCATGACGGTGAAGTGTCAACCTTTGCCGCGTGGTGCCCGGCCCGGCAGCCCTCCGCGACGAGAGCGCGCTGACGCCGGACCGTGGCGGCCCATTCCTCGTGCCGCGCGGCGCGCCGGTCCCGCATCCCGGCCGGGCTGGCGTCGTACGCCGCGCCTGAGCCGTACGCGAATCCCAGGCGCGGCAGCAACGTGGAGGGGCTGGTGTCCAGCCACCGTGCGCTCTCCAGAGCGCACGGTGGGCAGAGCGCCATCAGTACGCCCCGGCCGAGAACCGGGCCTGTGCGTCAGCCGCGTTCGGGACCTGGGCCAGCAGCTCGGCGGACAGCTTGCCGGTCTCGCGGATCTTCACACGACGGCCGGTGTCGGTCAGGATGTTGCCCCGGTCCTCGTGGAAGGTGTGCCCGCCTGCGTCGCTGGCCGCGCTCGGCACGTACCAGACCTGGAGTTCCGGGTGTGCTGCGCCGAAGGTGGCGGCCAGCTCGCGGGCCTGCGCCCATGTGCCTTCCCAGTTGGCGACGCGCTGGAAGCGGTTGGCCTTCGGCTTGCGGTACGCCAGCGTCCAGGTGACCTGTCCCATGATGACCCTCCCCTGTCCGGGCGCTCCGTGCGCCCAACACAGACAACCTTACCGGCATGACTTCTAAGTGTCAAGCCCCGTCAGGAAACGGGGAAGCCCCGGACCAACCGGCCCGGGGCTTCCGTCGTTGTTCCTGGTCAGCAGCCAACCGACTGCGGCGAACCGCCACCGCCGTACCGGAACGTGTAGTTCGACTCCGAGTAGAAGTCATACCCGTTCGCGGTGTCGTTGAAGTTGGTGCCCGTGATGCTGGTCAGCGCCCACGTCGAACCGTCGTACGTGGTGAACGAGCCGTTCTGCGCACCAGCGCCGACACCCGCCTGGGTGCCGTTGCCCATGTCCGTGCACGTCGGGCTGTTCGCGGCCGACACCTCACCGAACACCTGGACGCGCTGCGTGTAGGTGAACGTCGGGGAGGTCCAGGACGAACCCGGGTAGTAGCCGATCCAGTGGTCCGCGCCGCTGATCTGCGCGTCCAGCCACCACTTGCTGTCGAAATACTGCCAGAGGAACTTGATCTTCGTGTTGTTGTAGGTGCTCAGGCTCGCGCCAGCGTTCAGCGCCTCGGACCCGTTGTCGGTCCAGCCGTTGCCACCGTTGTACCCCTGGCCCGTCCCGTTCTTCCACGAGTAGACGAACAGGTGCGGGTTGTTGTCGCCGTTCAGCCCGTTGTCGACCGTCCAGCCAGCCTCCACGGCCTGCTGGGAGTCGGACGACTGGACCGCGATCTCCGCAAGGGTGTGGTAGTCGCTGGTCTGCCGCGCCGGGGTGGCAACCAGCATGTTGTCCACCGCGCCGACCACGTTGGTGTTGGTCGTGGTGAACCGGGCACCCGCGTACGAGTAGCACGGGGTGGTACAGGCCGAAGCCAGCTTGAGATCGCGCGGGGCCTTGGCCTTGGCCTTCTTCACGGCCGGGGGCTGGTGGCCCTTCACGTTCAGCGGGGGCAGGCTGTTCGGCCGACCGGCAACGTCGTTGACCGCCGCGACGTTGCCCGGAGCGGTCGCGCCCTGGGCGGGGACGGTGACCCCGACCAGACCGGCGACCAGGAGGACACCGGCACCGAGGACCGGAGCCAGGTTCTTGATCTTCATTCACTCTCCTTATTGGATCGAGTTACGCCTACCTTACAGGCGGGCTGTGACATTCCTGGGAACGCATCATGGCTGGTGGGCCGCGTGCTCGTTGACTGTGAAGTGTCAAAGTCCGTCCACCGCGCTCCACAGTCCCCGCACGATGTCGTCCCACGCCTGGGCCAGCCACCGGATCATCGCGGGGGCCGCCAGCTCATCTGCGTCAGCGCTTCGGCCACCTGGCTGGGGTCCACCTGGCTGATCAGCGTGGCCGAGCAGTGCTCACACCCGAGGTGGAACATGCCCTGCCCGGCCAGCCAGGTCAGCCGGTGCGCGCCGCACTCCGGGCACCGGCCCTCGCGGACCAGCCACGCCCGGCAGTCGTTGCACGTCACCTCCCCGAGATCGTCGGTCACCGGGTCCGGAGCCTCGGGGAAGGTGATGTTGTCCCACGTCGCCCGGCACTGGTTGCCGGTGAAGCTGGTCGCGTTGGCGTAGTGCATCGGCTGCGTCATGCCGCTTCCTGCCTCTCGATGCGCCGGACCTCGCGGACCAGCCGGGAGAAATCCGGGGACCAGACGTACCGCTCCTCCACGGCCGCGCCGACGCACGGGGTCCACTCGAACGGGACGTGACGCCATCCGCTCACCAGGTAGTCGGGGACGAACGACGTCATGCCGGTGTTGCCGCCGAATTGCTCCAGCGCGATGTTCAGGCCGCGCCAGCCGGGCGTGCCCCAGCTCCCGTCCCGGTCCACGCGCTCGGTGACCCGCATCGCGCTGGACCCGTTCATGATCGTGCTGCCGACCTGCACCGCGAGCGCGGCCATCACGCACACGCCCGGGGTACGACGATCCACACCGCGCGCTCGGCCGAGATCCCCGGGCGGCCGGTGCTCGGCCAGTCGGTGACCTCTCCGGCCGGGGTCCGGACCAGGTAGCTGATTCCGCCTGAGATCGTGCCGCGCCGGGTGATGACCACTCCGACGAGACCGCCACCCTGGCGGGGGTCGTGCGAGATCGTGTCACCCTCCCCGACATCCATCGCGGCCATGCGCGCGAGCCGGGTCTTTCCATTGGATTCCACTGCTGCCCCCTTCCGACGTGCTGGATTCCTACTTTACCGCCATCACTGCCAAGTATCAAGAGGGAGGCCCCGGGTTGCCCCGGGGCCTCCGGTCGTTCAGCCCTTGCTCTGGCAGATCGGGCCGATGCCCGCTGCCCGGCTCGCCTCGTCGGTCAGCGCCTTACCGCACCGGCCGCAGATTCCCAGCTCCCGGCCGTACCGGACCAGCGCCGCCTCCGCGTCCTGCGCGATCAGGGCCAGCACCTCGCGGATGCGGGTGACGTTGCGGACCGCGTGCCAGTCGTCGCTCGCCTGGATGTCCAGGAAGACGAACCCGGCCTTCCGGCCGTTCTTGACCCGGAAGAACTTAAGGACCCCGTTCTCCTCCACCGCGTACCGGCCGTCCGCCACATCCACGGCCGGGGCCGGGGTGGTCGGCCGGGCCTTGCGCAGCTCGTCCAGCTTGGCCAGCAGGCGGGTGATCCACGCGGAGGCGTTGCCCTCGCGGCCCGGGGTCCAGGCACCGTGCTCGGTCATCCGGTCGGTGTACTCGCGCGCCGCTGCGCCGTGCTCGGCGTGCTGGCCCATCAGCGAGTTGATCAGGCTCTCCATGTACTGCGCCTGGGCCGGGCTGCGCCGGTCGGTGACGACCTCCACCGGGATCTCGTCCAGCAGGTCCACGGCGCTCTCCTCGCGGGCCAGTTCGTACTCCGCTGCGTTGTCGTCCAGGTCGGCCGGGAGGCCCTGACCGGCGCTGTGGAACGTGGCCAGGAAGCGCGCGGTGTGAGGGTTCTTGCGGTAGTTGCGCTCGCGGGTCGTGGTGGTCATGATCGCTCCTCTTGCTCGGTGCCTTGCTGACAGGGACAACATTACCGCCATGACTGCTAAGTGTCAAGGGGAGGAGCGAAGGACATCCGGTCTCAAATGCCCTGGTCACGGTGTACGATCACGGCCAGAACACCCGGCGTCTTGGATCTCGTACCGGCCGGAGGACCCGAACCGATTCACGGAGGACGAAATGGGATTCCCATTCGAGGTCCCGGCCGACCTGACCGCGCTCAGCGCGGACGAGTTCGCGGCCTTCCGGACCCAGGTCAGCGAGTACGCACAGACCCTCCTCGGCCAGGACGACGCCGACCCGGCGCACCTGATCGAGACCCGCGACCTGTTCGCCTCGGTGCAGACCGAGGACACCCGGCGCACCGAGCTGGCCGCTGCCGCGACCGCCGCGCGTGCCGAGCTGGCCGCTGGCACCGCCCCGGCTCCGGCTGCCCCGGCCGCGCCGCTGGAGACTGCGCCGGTCGTCCCGGCCGCGCCCGAGGTCGTCCCGGCCGCGCCTGCCCCGCAGGCCGCTGGCGGCACGACCACCACGCTGGACACCCCGCCCGAGGACACCGCCCCGGCGACCGCCGTCATGCTCGCCAGCTCGGACGCCCCGGGTGCCGGGATGGAGATCGCCACGTTCGCGGACGCGGTGGCCCTGATCGATCGCCGGTTGGGCACGTACTCCAGCTCGACCCGCGTCAACCGCAGCGCCCGCAAGATCGGCGCGCACACGTTCATGGTCGGCGGCCGGTCGATGACCCGCCACGGGAACATCGCCTTCCAGCGCCGGTTCCCGGACAACCTGCGGATCACCGACGGCAAGGACGCGCTGCGCGTGCTGGACTTCGCGTCCGGTGAGCGTCGCCTCCCCGGTGGCTCGCTGATCGCCTCGATGCAGGCGCAGATCGCGGCCGGTAAGGCGCTCACGGCGGCTGTCGGCTGGTGTGCCCCGTCCGAGACGATCTATGACCTGTGCGAGCTGGAGAGCCTGGACGGCCTGCTGGACATCCCCGAGGTCCAGGCCGTGCGCGGTGGCTTCCACGTCCCGGCAGACGGCGGCCCCGACTTCGCTTCGATCTTCGAGGAGATCGGGGACGAGGGCGACGTGATCCTGTCCGAGTACGACGTGGAGAACGGTGCCGAGAAGGTCTGCACCGAGATCCCCTGCCCGCCGTTCACCGAGGTCCGGCTGGACGTGGCGTACCTCTGCCTGACCGGCTCGCTCCTCCAGAGCCGGGGCTACCCCGAGGCCGTCGCCCGGTTCACCCGGGGCGCGATGGTCGCGCTCGCCCACAAGGTCAACGAGTCGGTGATCGCTCGCATCGTCGCGGGCTCCGGTACGCCTGTCGCGGTTCCGACCATCGCGGGCTCGGACGACGCCGCTTCCCAGGTGCTCAGCGCCGTGGAGCTGGCGATCGAGGACATCAAGTACCGCAACCGGATGAACCGCGCGGCCACGGTTGAGGTTGTGCTCCCCGCGTGGGTCATCGCGCCGATCCGGGCGGCCCTCGCCCGGCGTCGCGGTGTGCTGGCGATCAACGTCTCGGACGCCGAGATCCTGGCCGCGTTCACCACGCGGCGCGCCGTGCCCCGGTTCGTGTACGACTGGCAGGACGCGTTCAGCGGCCAGGTGGGTGGCCCCGGTGGCACCAACCCGATTACGGCGTTCCCGGATTCGGTCAGTTTCCTGGCCTACCCGGCAGGCACCTGGGTCAAGCCGGTCCGTGACGTGATCAACCTGGACACCGTGTACGACAACGCCCTTCTGACCCAGAACCAGTACACCGCGCTGTTCGCGGAGGACGGGTTCAACACCATCCAGATGTGCCCCGAGTCGCGTCTCTACACCGTGGACGTGGACCCGGCTGGCATCGTCGGCTGCTGCGACGCCGGGTCCTGAACCCGGATGACGGCAGAGTCCCCCGGGCCGGTCATCCGGCCCGGGGCACACCGAGAGGATGAGGGGAGGTAGGACATGGGCATCGTTCCAGGACCACTGGTAGCGGCACCGGAACCGCTCCGGCGTCGGTACGGTCTGCTGACCGCCGCATCGGGGCCGCTGGACCTCCCCCCGCACGGTCAGGGCGGTGGCGTCCGGTACGTCCCCGTCTCGTGCGGGGAGGCGCATCCGTACCCGATCGGCTGCTACGGCGGACAGGTCGAGGTGCCGGAGGGCGGTAAGCCGGTCGACTCCGAGAACGTCGAGGTCGAGGCCGGGCCGTTCATGGTCGTGGCCTCGATCGAGTGCGGCGCTGTCGGCTACACCGGCACCGAGTTCGAGGCCAAGGTGCGCCGTCGCCTGGCCAACGGCGAGCAGGGCGCGGTGGAGCTGGCGCTGTGGACCGGCGAGGACCCGGACGGCAACACGCTCGACATCGCCAGCCTGTCGGACACGGCCGAGACGGTCACGCCGGATGATGACGCCACGTTGGAGGGCATCGTCTCGGCGCTGGAGGCGTACGCCTACCAGGAGCAGGGGTACGGCAGCGTCGCCTACATCCACGCTCCGGTCTCGGTGGCCGCGTACGCGGCTGAGGCGATGCAGATCGTCCAGGACGGGCCGCTCATGCGGACCCCGTACGGGTCGATCTGGGTATTCGGCGGGGGCTACCCCGGTACCGGCGCGGCTGGCGCGCCTCCCTCCCCGGGTGGCGCTTACCTGCACGTCACCGGCCAGGTCACGGTATGGCGCGCTCCGAGCGAGCACGTCTACCCTGCTGATCAGACGATGGACCGCGCGCACAATCAGCGGTTGCTCGTCGCGGAACGCGAGTTCGCTGTGGGGTTCGACTGCCTGAATGGTCGCGCCCTGTTCAACCCGGATCTTGGAGCGTGAGGACATGACGAACCTGGTCTGCGCCAAGCCGCTCCAGGGCGAGACGATGCGCGTCACGCGCCTGGACGAGTGTGGCAACCCCGAGTATGGGGCGTGCGCGTACGCGGTCTCTGACGGTTACGTTGAGGCGACGCTCACCCCGAACACCGAGGAGGGGGAGCGGTTCCTCCAGCGCGCGGCCAACGGCCGGGCGATCGTGAACCAGCGCTCCCTCCCCATCCTGAACTGGTACGACGTGTCGATCCAGTTCCAAGAGGTTGACCCCGAGCTGTTCACCATCATCACGGGGCTTCAGCCGTACGAGAACGACCAGAATCAGGTGATCGGGTTCCCGGTCACTGAGAGCGACTTCGCTACGGCGAACTTCGCCCTGGAAATCTGGATGGGCAACGCCGAAGAGGTGTGCCCGCCCGAGGGCGCGCCGCTGCCGTTCTTCGGGTACAACCTGCTGCCGTGGGTGGTGGAGGGTGCGCTCTCCGAGGACATCACCATCACCAACGACCTGATCACCTTCACGGTGGTCGGCCGGACCCGCAAGGGCACGCCGTGGGGCACCGGCCCGTACGACGTGGTGCTTGACATGAACGGCGACCCGGCACCGCTGTTCACCGACATCCCGGACGACACTCACCATCTGCCGATCTGGACGCAGCTCGCGCCGCCCGAGGCGGAATGCGGCTGCCAGTCCCTCAGCAGCTAAGTCCCGGCGACCCCCGGCCCTGACTCTTAACCGTCAAGGCCGGGGGTCGGCACCTACCCAGGAGGGCACTCCGTCATGGCGGGTTTCAACAACACCGCGCTGAACATCATGGTCGATGCCATCGCGGCGGCCGGGACGTACATCAGCGCGCACACGGCCGACCCTGGCAGCACCGGCACCAGCGAGGTGGCAGGCGGTAGCTACGCGCGCCAGCAGACCACCTGGGGGGCTGCGTCCAGCGGCGACCGGGTGGGTTCCCAGGTCTCGATCCCGATCCCGGCCGGGACCACGGTCACGCACTGGGGCATCTGGTCGGCCAGCTCGTCCGGCACTTTCTACGGCGGGTTCGCTCTGTCGGCTTCCGAGACGTTCGGCGCTGCGGGCACCCTGGCGCACACTCCGACTCTCGACGTCGACCCGGTGTAAGCCATGGCCGGTCTGTCGACGTTGACCGACGATTTCAATGACAACTCGATCAACACGACGAAATGGCCGGACAATTACGGCACTGTCACTGAAACGTCCCAGCAATTCCGGATCACCTGCAACACCGGGTATTCCGGAATTGTGTCGGACGGCATTTATACCCTGGACAGCTTCACGGTC